GTACGATAAATTCTACTTCTCATACAAGTCTGATTTTAGAGGTAGACTATACCCAGTACAACAAGTATTTAATCCACAAGCAACATCTAATGTTAAAGCATTGATGGAGTTTGGTGAAGGGGTAGAATCAACAGTCGAAGGTATCTATTGGTTGAAAGTAGCACTTGCTAATGCACGTGGTTATGACAAACTACCATATGAGGAACGAGTTGCTTATGTTGATGCTAATATTAAAGAAATACTCCGAAGCGCTGAGAGTCCATTAGAGAGTGTTTCCTTCTGGACTGAAGCAGATGAACCACTAATGTTTTTAAGTGGATGTAAAGCACTCTCAGATGCCTTAGATGGTAAATTAGTACATTATCCTGTGCCTCTAGATGCTACTTGCTCAGGTATTCAGATTTACAGTGGTTTATTAATGGATGAAGAAGGAGCAAGGGCAGTTAATGTCATCAATAACGAAACAGGTAGACCTGCTGACATCTATAAAGAAGTAGCTGATGTGGTAGAACGCAGACTAATGAGTGGTGATTATCCTAAAGAGTTTACGTTCACTGATTCCGAGGGTAACTTCACCGAGGTTAAAACAACCAGAGAAGCACAAGGATTACGAGGTAAGGTAGACCGCAAGAAGACCAAGCGTAATGTTATGACACAACCATACTCAGTAACACAGAGAGGTATGTATGAGCAACTCAGGGAGCTATTCGATGAAGCACAAGATGATGGTAAAGAGTTTTGGAAAGGTGAGAAGTGGGTGAGTATTAAACTATTAACCCACCTAAACACTCAAGCTATATTTGAGGTTGTTAAGGGTGCTATCATAGGTCAAGAATATATTAAAGAGATTACCAAACACTTTAATCTAAGTAACAAACCTCTAGTATGGAAGACACCAATATTCGGATTCCCTGTTATACAAGCAAGTCAGAAGCGTAGGAAGAAGAGGTTAGCAACACAACTAGGTAAGCTACAGTTTACTTACTTAACAGGTGATATTGACAGTAGGAAGCAGACTAGTTCTATTGCTCCTAACTTCATTCACTCACTTGATGCTACTCTTATGTTGTTGACAGTAGAACGACTAGCAGAAGAATATAATGTTACTGACTTTGCTTTGATACACGATAGTTTTGCTGTTCCTTGTACTGAGGTTGCTCATCTAAACAATGCAGTACGTGATAGTTATGTAGAATTGTTTATGAGTGAGCCTTTAGCTGAGTGGTATGAGCAGTTACAAGCCAAACTACCTAATGTAAAACTACAACATCCTGATGAGGTAATGTTATATACATTAAACATACAAGATGTATGGGACAGTGATTATATATTTAGTTAATTAGGGTTGACTTACTATTGAAGTTGTGAATGAGGGCTAAAGAAGGACACTTATATACAGAAGTAAAAACCCTTATATAATATATTAAAGATATGAGCATAAACTGAACCTTACTACTACTACTAGAAACAATTATAAGAAGCAGTAGTAAGAAACAGAAGTAAAAATATATTAAAGATATAGTATATAAGTAAGTAACAACAACAAGCACAAACCATTAGTAAGTCCACTTTGTTATATATGTTATATAAGAGAGTAGTCGGGTCGAGGTTCTTTTCATACCTCTCTCCCCTAAATTCCTGACTACTCTACTTATATATCTTATGTAAAGATGTATAGGGGCAATAAAGCCAAAAGTAAATAAATAAGGAGACTGATATGTCAACTACAAGTAAAGCGAAAGCAACAGTAACACCAACAGGTAATGCTCTATGGGCAAAGGTAACTGAACCACAGAGTAACAAGTTCAATCCTACACCTATGTACTCAATGAGTTTAATCTTCACACCTGAAGAGGCTGAAGGTTTTAAAGCAAAGATGCAGGATTTATTAGATGGTTTCTACGATGAGACCTTTGCTGAAATTAAACCTGCTAAGCAGAAGACATTAGCTAAGGCTGATTTATTCAGAGAAGCAGAGGATAAGGAAGGCAACCTAACAGGTGAACTAGAGTTAAGAACCAAGCAGTTTGCTAAGGACTTCAAAGGTAATGAACAACGTATGCCTATTGTAGATTCTAGCGGTAAGGATATCACTGAAGGTTGTCCTCTAGTAGGAAACGGTAGCCGAGTAAGAGCTAAAGTATTCCCTAAGGTGTACTATATGGCTTCTACTAACACCTGTGGCATTAGCTTCAGATTGAATGCAGTACAGATTCTAGAACTAGTAGAGTACGGTAATTCAGGTGGTGGTTTCGAGGCAGTAGATGGTGGTTATGTAGCCCCTACTACATTAGGAGTTGATTCTTCAGAAGTATACTCAGGTAATAAAGTATCTGAAGTTACTACAGAAGAAGACTTAGACTTTTAATGTACAAACAGGAACAGGAAGGTGAGTTAATAAGGGCTCATCTACCTTGTCCAGATTGCGGTTCAACCGATGCTTTAAGTGAGTATACAAACAACACCTATTGCTTCAGTTGTGCCCAATCAACTTATACTGGAAATAATACAAGTACTAACAAAATAAACAACAACAAGAGGGAATATAAAATGAGAGACGAACTACTACACGGTGAATTTGTAGATGTTAAAGGACGTGGACTAAGTGCCAAGACCTGCCGTAAATATGGATACCACTTAGCAGAGATTGATGGAAGTCCTGCTTACTTAGCTAACTACTATGACGACCAAAACAATCTAGTCGGACAGAAGATTAGATTCAAAGACAAATCATTCAGAGCAATAGGAACAGTGAATCCTAGTGTTATGTTTGGTAAGCAGTTATTCAGGGACAAAGGTCGACAGGTTATTATCACTGAAGGTGAGGTAGATTGTTTATCTGTAGCTGAAGCGTTTGATTGTAAGTATCCTGTAGTCAGTCTACCTAATGGTGCTCAATCCGCAGCCACTGTTATTAAGAAGAACCTAGAATGGTTAGAAGGTTTTAATACCATTGTCCTTTGGTTTGATAATGACCGAGCAGGTAAGGATGCAGTAGAAGCAGTGATGCCTTTACTTAGTCCAGGCAAGGTCAAGGTAGTCTCTAACCAATACAAGGATGCTAATGAGATGTTAGTAGCTGAAGGCTCAGCCTCAGTTGTTAATGCTACTTATGATGCAAAGGAATGGAGACCTGATGGTATTCTCAATGGCTCAGAGCTGTGGGATAAGTATCAAGAGGTACAGGTATTTGATACTGCTGAATATCCCTATCCTAAGATGAATGATATGTTCAAAGGACTACGTAAAGGTGAGTTAGTTACTTTCACTGCTGGCTCAGGTATGGGTAAGTCAACTGTAGTACGTGAGATTGCTTATGACTTGATGCTTAGACAAGAGAAGAAGATTGGTTACATCGCACTAGAAGAGAACTGGCGTGCTACTTTAACCAAGTTCTTAGGTATGTATAGTAACAAGCCTTTGTTCTTTGATGATGAGTTAAAGGATGATGAGAAGAAGGAAGCTTGGGATGAAACAATCGGTAAAGACAGACTGTATCTCTATGACCACTTCGGCTCTATTGAGACTGATAACCTACTAGCTAAGATACGAGTAATGATTCATAACTGTGGTGTGGATTACATTGTCCTAGACCATATCTCTATTGTTATCTCAGGTATGGAAGGTGGTGATGAGCGTAGGTCTATTGATAACCTAATGACTATGTTACGTTCAGTGGTAGAAGAGACTAACGTAGGTATGCTACTTATCTCTCACTTGCGTAGAGCATCAGGTGATAAAGGACACGAGGACGGAGCACAGATTTCACTTAGTCAGCTACGTGGCTCAGGTGCTATTGCTCAGTTATCTGATGCAGTCATCGGCTTAGAGAGAGATGCACAGTCAGAGGATGAGGGAGACAATATTTGTATCCGCGTACTGAAGAATAGATTTGGTGGTGTGTTAGGTAAAGCAGACACCCTAAACTATAACCACGAGACAGGTAGGATTGAATGTGTCAGTGACGAGTTCGAGGAGGTTGAAGATGAAGACAGCGATTTTTGACCTAGAAACTAACGGCTTACTTGATGAGGTTCATACTATACACTGCCTTGTACTCTACGACTTAGAGCAGAAGGAACTACACTCGTTTCCTCCTCATAAAATAGATGAGGGACTAGAGCTACTGAGTCAATACGATACTATAGTGGGTCATAATATTATTAACTTTGACATCCCTGTGATACGTAAGTTGTATCCAAACGTAACAGTAAGTGATACAGTTGTTGATACTCTTATCCTTAGTAAACTAGCCTACTACAATATGCACTCCATTGATGAGCAGTCAGAAATACCACCCAAACTTAAAGGGAGATACTCACTTGAGTCTTGGGGGTACAGACTGAACGATAACAAAGGAGACTTTGGTAAGCAAGAGGATGCTTGGGATAAATACACACCTGAGATGTTAAGTTACTGTGAGCAGGATGTTAAGTTAAGTGTTAAGTTGTACAAGAAACTCTTAACCAAGAAGTGGTTACCTGCTGAGGCTTTACGAATTGAACAAGAGTTCGCTAAGATAATAACTGAGCAGACCATTGCAGGTTGGGAGTTTGATGTAGCTAAAGCACAGAAGCTTCACGTGGAACTAATGAGAGATAAGGAAGCTATTGAGAAGGAGTTGTATGAGACCTTCAAGCCTAAGTATATGTTTAAAGGTGAGAAGGAATATGCTAGAGCTCCCTTCAATAGATTAGGGGTTGCTCACTGGTATAACTCTAGTGTTGAATATACTCCTTTTAATCCTGCTTCTAGACATCACATTGCCTTATGGTTAGGTGACTTATATGGATGGAAGCCTAAGAAGTCTGAGAAGGGAAACCCAATCGTAGACTCTAAGGTACTCAGTAAACTCAAGTGGAGTGAAGCACAACTACTGGTTAAGTTCTTTGATATTAACAAGCTGATTGGAATGGTAGCAGAAGGTAACAATGCTTGGCTTAAGTTAGTAGGTGATGATGACCGTATCCACGGACAGCTTGATACACTTGGCGCTGTTACTGGTAGATGTACTCATCGTAAGCCTAACGTAGCCCAGACTCCTAGTAGTCGTGCCTTCAGAGGTAAAGAATGTAGAGAGTTATTCAAAGCTAAGAAGGGTTATCGTATTGTAGGTGTGGATGCTAGTGGATTAGAACTGAGGATGCTTGCTCACTATATGGCTAAGTGGGATAAAGGTAGCTATGGTAAGCAGGTACTGGATGGAGATATCCATACTGTAAACCAAGAAGCTGCAGGGTTGTCTACACGAGACCAAGCTAAGACCTTTATCTATGCATTCTTATATGGTGCTGGTGATGCTAAGATTGGTTCTATTGTTGGAGGTAAGGCTAAGGAAGGTAAAGCATTAAAGGCTAAGTTCTTTAAAACACTACCTGCTCTAGAGAAACTGATTACTGCTGTAACTAAATCAGCAACCAAGGGTTATGTGACAGGACTTACTGGTCGTAGGTTATATATCAGAAGTCCTCACTCAGCTTTGAACAGCCTACTGCAGTCAGCAGGAGCGTACGTAATGAAGTACTACACGGTTGCGTTGTATAACAACCTTAAAGGTTACGATGCTCAGATGGTAGGGAACATCCACGATGAAGTACAAATGGAAGTGTTAGAATCTCAAGTTGATGAAGTCAAGAAAATAGCGGAGGCTTCATTTGCTGAAGTTACCGACCTTCTTGATTTTAGAATTAAACTTGAAGGAGAAGCACAGGATGGAACAACTTGGTACGACACGCATTAAAGCGATACTACCTTTACCACTCTATTGGAAAGGAAGAGGAAGTAAGAGACGATTACTACTACTAAGCACTAATATGTGGATGCAGATGCATAGGATTCAAGCTAATAATGTAAAGAAGAATTATTACGACATAGTAGAAGAGTGGTGTAAGCAGTTACCTAAGTTCAGAACCCTAAGGATTGAGTACAAACTCCACTTTGATAATAAGAGGCTTAAGGATATTGATAACTTCTCAATTCCTATTCATAAGTTTCTACTTGATGCATTGGTTAAACACGGTGTCATCGAGGATGATAATTATAAGTATGTTACTGGCTACTCAGCCGACTTTGGAGGAATAGGGAAAGAGAATTATGCTGTTGTGGAGTTAGTCGGTGAATACGAAGATAGACATTGACGAGGCAATAGGTAAGGTAGCTACTACAAGACTACCAGTAGACGATAAAGTAATAGCAAGTATGCTTAGTACCTTGTATTTATTAAAGGAACTAGGATTCAAACAAATAAGTAAAGGAGATAAGTATGAGCGAGACTAAGGATAGTATAAATCCTACTCACTACAAACAAGGGAACATAGAAGTAATAGATTTTATCTTAGACCAGAATTTGAATTACCTTGAAGGTAACGTAATTAAGTATGTAAGCCGTTATAAGTACAAGAATGGCTTGGAAGACTTAAAGAAGGCTCAGTGGTATTTGAATAAGATTATGCTTGAACTAACCAAAACTTGAGGAACAATATGACGTATGACGAATACATAGCCAAAGAAGGAGTTGCACTTCCTATAGCAGGATTTGAAGACCTAGTATTTGACTACCTAGAAGCTCTTAATGAACAAGGAGCACAGTTACCTTTAGAAGACATAATGGATTCTATATTTACAGCACAAGAACTAGTACCACACGTAGCAGAGATGAATGCTGAAGCTATGCTTACCGACCCTATCCAAGTAGAAGGGGGTCATAGTGTCCATTAAAGTAATGAGATTTACAGCTCAGTGGTGTGAGCCTTGTAAGCAATATCTACCAATATTTACTAAAGTATTAGCTGATTACCCTGATGTTGAAGTACAGTCGTTTGATATCGAGACTGACGATGGGGTTGAGATGGCTAGTGATTATGGTATCAGGGGTGTACCTACTACTATTATCTTCGCAGGTGACGAGTATAAAGTGAAGGTAGGTGTAGTCCCTGAAGAAGAGCTCAGAGGTGCTTTGAGTGAATGAGCAACTACTATTAGACAGGGTTGACGAAATATTTAAGTGGGGAATAACTAAAACCGAGGACGATTTCTGCAGATGGGATGCGGAGAACGATAAATACATAGTTGAGTTGAAATGTAGACGAACCCACTACAACACTCAGATAATAGAGTATGGTAAGTTTGATGCTCTAGTTGACGAGGCTAACTCTATAGGAAAGGAAGTGATGTATATAGCAGCCACTCCTAAAGTAATCCTAGTATTCGAGATAACTCAACTATGTTTAGAACAATACAACTTTAATTGGGAAAACAAGAGGTTACCTAACCAGACCGACTTCGGAAGAAGACAATGGGTCGATAAGAAGGTTGGGTACATTGATAACAATAAAGCAAACTGGAGATTACCTTTATGAAGGCTCTGATTGATAGCGACAGCTTAATATATAAGCACGCAAGTATAAACCAAGAGGTAACAGAGTGGGACGAAGACACTGTTACTATTGATATTAACTTAACTAAAGCCAAGAGAGGCTTGAAGCAAAACATCGAAGATATTATGGAGGCTACAGATACCGATGATTATCTGTGTGTGCTTTCTCCTAAGCAGACCTTCAGGTTTGATGTTCTCCCTAGCTATAAAAGCAACAGGAAACCTGCTAAGTATCCTTTAGAATTACTAAAGCCTCTTAGGAAGTTTATGGCTGAGACAATGAAGGAACACACTCCTACCTATGTAGAAGCAGATGACTACTGTGTGTGGAAGATGTATGAAGAACCTGGTGAGTGGGTGTTATGTCATATTGACAAGGATTTAAACCAAGCTACTGGTGCTCATTATAACTATAGGAACTTTAAGAGCTATAGGGTTAATCAAGAAGAGGCAGATTATGTCTTCTACTTACAAACCCTAACAGGTGACACAAGTGATGGTTATAAAGGTTGTCCTGGCATTGGTCCAAAGAAGGCAGAGAAGATACTTCAAACCCTTGATTTGACTAACGAGAAGGAAGTGTGGGAAGCTATTGTAGAGACCTACGAAGATAAAGAACTAACAGAAGAGGATGCCTTAGTACAGGCTAGAGTAGCGAGAATGCTTAGACCTAGTGAGTACAATGGTGATGATGTAATTAAATTATGGGGAATTGAGGATGAAGAGTGAGTATCTAGGCATAACAATAGATAGAGCACGTGATAAACAACTAACAACACAAGCATTAGAACTTGTTAGAGGTTACTACTTACGAGGTAAAGAGAAATCACCTCAAGAGGCATACGCTAGGGCATCAGTTGCCTATAGTAATGGAGATGTTGAATTAGCACAGAGGTTATATGATGCTGTTAGTAATGGTTGGTTTATGTTCAGTAGTCCTGTATTGTCTAACGCTCCTATGCCAGGAGAGCAAGCTAAAGGATTACCTATTTCTTGCTTTCTTACTTACATTCCTGATACTCTTGATGGGCTTATCGAACACCAGTCCGAACTGGCTTGGCTCAGTGTTAAGGGCGGTGGAGTCGGGGGTCACTGGTCAGATGTTCGTGCAGTAAGTAACAAAGCACCTTCACCTATACCATTCATTAAAGTAGCAGACTCAGCAATGACTGCATACAAACAAGGTCAAACAAGGAAAGGAAGTTATGCAGCGTATATGGACATCAGTCACCCAGACATTATCGAATTTCTCAATATCAGAATACCGACAGGAGGTGATAGTAACCGTAAGTGTTTCAATCTTAACAACGCTATTAATATTACCGATAGCTTTGTTAATGCTGTCATTAGCAATAGCAAGTGGGATTTGGTTGACCCTCACGACAACAGTGTCAGGGATACAGTGGATGCGAGAGAGATGTGGGAACGCATACTCGAGACACGTTTCAGGACAGGTGAACCCTACCTCAACTTCATTGATGAAGCTAATAGACACCTACCGAAGGAACTGAAGGAAAGTGGACTCGAAATTAAAGGAAGCAATCTGTGTAATGAAATTCATTTACCCACAGATGAAAATCGCACGGCAGTATGTTGCTTATCCTCCGTCAATCTTGAAAGATTTGAAGAGTGGAAAACATCATCGTTAGTCTGTGACTTAATAACAATGTTAGATAATGTGCTTACTTGTTTCATTGAAGATGCACACCCAATACATATGGCTAAATCTATTAGGTCTGCTATAGGTGAGCGTAGTCTAGGTTTAGGTGCTATGGGTTTCCATAGTTACTTACAATCTAAGAACATCCCTTGGGAGTCAGCATTAGCAGTTGGAAGAAACAGACAGATGTTCAATCTAATTAAAGAGCAAGCAGTTGAAGCTACTAAAGCATTAGCAGATGTACGTGGTCCTTATCAATTAGGTATTGGCTCAGGTAGACGTAACTCACACCTACTTGCTGTAGCTCCTAATGCTAACAGTGGAATGATTCTAGGAACTTCACCTTCTATTGAACCTATAAAGTCTAATAGTTTTGTACATAAGACTAGGATTGGTAGCCACTTAATCAAAAATAAATACCTAGAGGCTACTATGGAAGAACATAGACTAAGACTAGGTAAGGATGAAGAGTGGTTAGAGAAGGAGTGGAGAGGTATCGGACACCACAACGGAAGTGTACAACACATAGATTATCTAAGTGAATGGGAGAAGGATGTGTTTAAAACAGCCTTTGAACTAGACCAATCGTGGGTAGTGCAACACGCTGCTGATAGGCAAGAGTTTATATGTCAAGGTCAGAGTGTTAATCTATTCTTCCCTGCAGGTAGCGATAAGAACTATGTGTCTCAAGTACACCTACAGGCTTGGAAGCAGAAGCTTAAAGGCTTGTACTATCTACGTACTTCAGCTACTTCTAGTGCTGAGAACATAGGTAAACAGGTTACGAGAGTAGCTCTTAAGGATTTTATGGAGGATACAGAATGTCTAGCTTGCCAGGGTTAATGGAAGAGAGTAAGGTGTATAAACCATTTGCTCATCCTTGGGCGGTGGAGTATGCAGAACAACACGAAGATTTACATTGGACTGAGAAGGAATTAAATCTCAATGACGATGTAACACAGTGGAAGGACGGTACACTTACTGATGTAGAGAAGAACCACATAACACAGATTCTACGTTTGTTTACTCAGAGCGATGTAGTAGTAGCAGGTAACTACTGTAACTATTACATACCTAAGTTCTTGAATAACGAAGTTCGTATGATGTTGATGTCGTTCGCAGCAAGAGAAGGTATACACGCTAGAGCCTACGCACTACTTAACGACACCCTAGGATTACACGAATCAGAATACAGTGCATTCCTTGAGTATGAAGAGCTAGCTGAGAAGGTAGACTTTATGCAGGAGGCTGATGTACATTCACTACACGGTATTGCTAAATCACTAGCACTTACAGTGTTTAATGAAGGTGTTAGTTTGTTTAGTGCCTTCGTGATGCTTCTCAACTACCAACGCTTTGGTAAGATGAAAGGTATGAATACCGTAGTCGAGTGGTCGATACGTGATGAGACCCTGCATACTGAAGGTATGTCTAGGTTATTTAGAGAGTTTTGTAATGAACACAGGAGAATTGTTAATGACGAATTTAAGAAAGAAATCTACGAGATGGCAAGAACTATTGTTAGGTTGGAAGATAAAGTTATTGACCTTGCCTATCAGAGTGGGGATATTGAAGGACTTGATAAAGGTGAAGTTAAAACGTATATACGCTATCTTGCGGACAGGCGTTTAATCCAGATGGGTTTTAAGGGAAACTTTAAGGTTAAAGAGAACCCATTGCCGTGGGTAGAAGAACTAACAAGTGGTGACAGTATGAGTAACTTCTTCGAGAAGACTGTGACTGATTATTCAGCAGTAGGTATGACAGGAGAAATAATATGGGAGTAGGTTATAAGGGGTGGAGAGGTCGTCAAAGGCTCTACTCCAAGGATAGTAGTCTTACTACCTTTGATTGGTTAGATGACCTTAAGAAATATAGGAAGTGGGTAGTACTACTTGCTTTCATAGTATTAGGTAGTCTGTATGAAGCTCACGCTAGAATCTCATATGATTTCCCTTATGATGATATTACTATGGATATAGTTAAGGTTGACCATACAGGTGGAGGTACATATCAATGCCCTACTCTACAACTATGCTACATAAAGGTACTAGAGGCAGAAGCTAGAGGTGCTACTCAATACTGTGAATCTATTACTATTAAGAAGGATGGTGTTATTATATGGCAAAGGTTTTATCAATTAAGGGGCAGTCAGTGACCAGGAAGAAATTGTATGAACAAGCTATTGAGGATTCCGCAGTTTCGTGGTGTAACTTATATCAAGAAGAGAAATCAAAGAGACAGGAACTTGAGAAACGCTATAACCTCCTCGTACATCAACTTAAAAAGGAAGGTACGAAGAGAGCACTAAAGGAAGCTGATGCCTTCCTTGCTAGCTACGCCAAAGAATGGGATAGATTATGAGTAACAATACAGAAATAGAACTGACAGAAGCTATAGTCAAAGACCTATGCTCTATTGGACTTGAGGTGGTACTTAAGAACTACTTCTCTAGGCTGAAGGAATTAGCTAAAGAGGATGGAGAGCCTTGGGATGATGAACGTATGGACATAGTCGGTCAGAACGGTAACGATGGATTACATTATGTTACTAATGATGATGGCAGTAAATGTGCAGTCGCACATAAACTAAAGGAGTCGTAATGGTTTATGGTTTTAGATGCAACAACTGTACTCACGAGTATGAAGTAAGGAGACCAATGGCAGAGAGCAACGCCCCTTCAATATGTCCTAAATGTAGAGACGAAGCCCCGACCAGAATAATAGGAACACCATCATTTAAAACGTGTGGTGGTGGGCATCGCAGCTCAAATGGAGGGCAGAAGGTTATTATTTAATCTAAAGAAGGACACTTATATAATGGATAGATTACCAAGTACTACTATTGACTTACTTAAGAAATTAGAAGAAATGTTCCCTGACCAAATGGTCACAGAGGAAATGTCAGATTTCGAGAGAGGAAAGAAAGCAGGAGTGATTGAATTACTTCGCTTATTATTACAACTGAAACACACAGGAGAATAACTATGGGCGGATTATTTAGCTCACCTAAAGCACCAACACCACCACCACCAGTAACACCATCAATCACACAGGATGAGGCTTCTTTCAAACCTGGTGATGATGGAGAGAAGAAGGCTAAGAAGCTTACTGCTATTAAGAAGGGTAAAGGTAGATTAGCAATTGCTGCTAAATCAGGCGTTAAGTCTGGAGTAGCTAAAGGATACAGCTAAGGAGTAAGGAATGGCAGAAGAACGCACAGAAACACTAAAATCTCGGTGGTCTAAACTAGAAGGCGAGAAGTCAACAGTACTAGACAGAGCTAGGGATTGTGCTTCGCTTACTATTCCTTCTATGTTAACTAAGCAAGGGCATAAGGAACAAGATGTACTATCTACTCCTTACCAATCTATTGGTGCTCGAGCAGTCAATCACTTAGCTAGTAAACTACTACTAACTCTATTACCTCCTAACGCCCCTTTCTTTAGGTTAATGCCTAATCAAGAGGACTTAGGACAACTAGAGCCTGAGCAGGAAGCAGAACTAGAGAAAACACTAGCCGCGTTTGAGCGTGACCTTTACACATATATAGAGAAGAAAGCATATCGAGTACCTTTGTTTGAAGCGTTGAAGCTTCTAATTGGTACAGGTAATGCTCTACTCCGTTTAGAGGACGAAGAACTACGTGTCTATAATCTGAATGAGTATGTTGTTAAGCGTAATGCTCTTGGTAAAGTAGTAGAAATCATTGTTAAAGAAACAGTGCATCCTACTGACGTACCTGAGTTAGACCTAACAGACGATGAGACTGATTTATATACTTGTGCTAAGATTACTGAAACAGGGTCATACTCTGTATATCAGGAAGTCCTAGGAGAAGTAGTCCCTGGTTCTGAAGGTGAGATGAAGGCTGAAGACAGTCCTTTCCTTGCACTACGTTGGACAGCTATCAATGGTGAAGACTATGGTAGAGGTTTAGTAGAGCAGTACTTAGGTGACTTACGTTCTCTAGAGGCATTAAACCAAGGTATGGTAGAAGGAGCAGCAGCTTCATCTAAGATTGTATTCTTGGTAGACCCTACAGGAACTACTAGAGCACGTGATTTAGCTAAGGCTAGGTCAGGTGATTTCGTACAAGGTAAAGCAGCTGACGTTACTACTTTGCAGGTCGCTAAGGGTAATGATATGCAAATACCATATCAACTTGCTCAAGAGATTCAACAGAGACTTGCTAGTGCATTCTTGTTAACACAAGGTGCTACTCGTAACGCTGAGCGTGTTACTGCTGAGGAAATCAGATTAGTAGCAGGTGAGCTTGAAGATGCATTAGGTGGTATTTACTCTATTCTTTCACAAGAATTACAACTACCTTTAGTTAAGATTATCTTCAAGAACTCGAAGACACAACTTCCTGAAGGATTAGTAGAGCCAGTTATTGTTACTGGTTTAGAAGCATTAGGAAGAGGACACGACTATAACAAACTAGTTATGTTTGCACAAACACTACAACAACTACTAGGTCCTGAGATATTTGCTCAGCACGCTAATGTTGATGCAGTGATTAATAGAGTAGCTACTTCTCTTGGTTTAGATGCAGAAGGGATTATTAAGTCTCAAGAGCAGATACAACAAGAACAAGAACAAGCTATGGCTATGCAAGCAGGACAAATGGGTTTAGATAGCGCAGCACAAGCTGGAGGCGCAGAGGCAGGTGCAGCATTAGGGCAACAAGCAATGGGTTAATCTATGAGTGAGATTAAATTTACAATTTACACAAATGAAACGGTAACGGAGACTGATAATGAGCGAAGAACAAAACCAAGTGGAGGAAAGTCCACAGCTAAGCGAGCACGACCAGGAGATGCTGGAAGTAGCAAGCCAAAGCGAAGAACAAACAAACCAAGAGCTAAGAAGTGATAATGAAAACCTACTTCTAGCTGGTAAATATAAAGATGTCGCAGAACTAGAGAAGGCTTATACAGAGCTTCAATCTAAGATGGGACAGGAGTCTACTGAAGCACAAGAGGATACACCAACGGAGGAAACTCCTGAGGTTACTGATAGTGTGGACGAGGCACAGGAAACTGTAGAGTCTAAAGGAATTGATTTCGATGGACTAAACAGCGAGTATAGTGAGAATGGAGAATTATCTTCAGAGACGTATACCAGCCTCGAACAGGCAGGTTTATCAAAGGAGGTGGTCGATTCTTATATACAGGGGCAAGAGGCAATTCAGCAACAACAAATCAACGCATTGCAAAGTGAGGTTGGTGGAGAAGCTGAATATCAGTCTATGATTGAGTGGGCTGCCTCGAACCTCTCGGAAAGTGAAACGGAGGCTTTTAACGCTACTCTAGATAGTGAAGAAGGCGCACGGTTTGCAATCCAAGGGCTTAACGCTCGTTACAAGGCTGCCAATCCTAACTTGATTGGTGGTAATCGTACTTCAGGTGCTAGTAGTAGTAGCCGTGGTTTCACTACTAAAAGTGATATGATGGAAGCTATGTCTAGCCCTAAGTACAAGACAGACCATACTTACAGAGCAGAAGTGCAACGTAAGCTGGCGCTGTCGACATTCTTATAGTAACACAAGTAAGTATAATTGCCTTGATTCTTCCCTCGAGGGGGAGGATGAGAGATACCCTTTAGACCCAACGTATTGCTGTATAAACTGAACGTACACTTATGTACACTTTAACTTTATATAGGATAATATAATGGCATATACAACTTCAAATCCGAACTTCGACTTCGGTGGCACAGCAGGTAACAAGGACTTAGCACTTAAGATTTTCTCAGGTGAAGTCCTTACTGCATTCTCTACAAAGAATGTATTCTTACCTCTTGTAAATACACGTACTATCAACTCAGGTAAATCAGCACAGTTTCCAGTAATTGGTGCTTTAACTGATTCTGATGTTAAGACTCACACTCCAGGTGATGACGTAACTCCTTCTAGCATCGGTTCTAATGAGCAAATCATTACTATCGCTGCTCGCAAGTACTCTTCAGTATTTGTTGACGACTATGAAGAAGCTATGTCTCACTACGAGACTCGTGGTCAGTACTCTACTGAGATGGGTAACGTGTTAGCTAAGAAAGTAGATAAGGCAGTAATCACACAGTTAGATGCGTGTGCTACAGCTACTCCTAAAGTAGGTCAACCAGCAGTTAATGCTGACCTTGCATTAGGTACTACTTTAACAACTAACGAGCTAGTAGAGGCAATCTTTGATGCTGCTTCTACAATGGACACTAAGGACATTGCAGGCGACAAGGTATGTGTAATCACACCTGAAGCTTACTACAACTTAGTACAGTCTGATAAAGCTGTTAATCGTGATTGGACAAATGGTAACGGTGGTGTTGATACAGGTAATGTATTCAAGATTGCTGGTATTCCAATTATGACTTCTAATAACATTCCGACAGGCTCTTGGGGTTATATCTTTACTCCACACGCAGTTGGTGTTGTTAAGTTATTAGATATCAAGTCTGAAGCAAACTACATCCCTGAGAAATTAGGTACTTTGATGGTTGCTTCTTACGCAATGGGCGAAGGCGTACTTAACGCTGGTTGTTCAATCCGTTTAACTAAGGCGTAAGCTAAGTTAGACTAATTGAGGCACTCTCTTCGGAGGGTGTTTCATCCACATTAAATAAAGAGGTTTTATGAAACTATATAACGATGCAATAAACATCTGCCTAACAACGATAGGTGAAAGTCCAGTACCTTCAACTACCTCTATAGTCGGTCACTATGAAGCAGAACTAGCTGAAACCATAATAGGTGAAGCTAAGACCGAGGTACTGGCAGAAGGTTTTCAGTTTAATACTGATGATGATTGGACTCTTGTTCCAGATACAGCAGGATATATTACTATCCCAGCTGATGTTATCTCAATAGATGGTACATCACGAGGTGATGACCTAATTGAAAGAGCAGGTAAGCTTTATGACAAAGCTAGAAACTCATATATATTTACCACACCACAGGCATTATCTATTGTGTGGGATATGACGTTTGATACTTTACCTATCCCTATGCAATCAGTAGTAGTAGCATCGGCTAAGCTAAAGTTATACACTAGAGTAGTAGGTGTAGATGCTATGGTCACTCAATTAGAGAGAGAACTACAGACTACTAGAAGCCTTATGATTACCGAAGACTTACGTTCAGGTGATTATAGTATATTCGATGAGACTTCTACTACAAGAGTAATGTCTAGAGGTCAGAATCCCTCAGCACTTTAAGGAGTAACTATGGAAGTTAATCAAAGCATACCATCATTAGTTAATGGTGTTAGCCAGCAAGCTCCAGAACTTCGTCATAATACTACTGTAGATGAGATGATTAACTGTAGTCTATCGTTCACAGAGGGTACTAGAAGAAGGAATCCTCTTGAATATATTAAAACAGATAATGCTTTACTAGGACACACTCCCTTCATTCATACTTATGAAAGAGGAGATGGTACAGAAGCATATATCATTGTAATCATCCACGGTAGTTGGAGAGTTTATGACTTAGAAGGAAATCTACAGGAAACAGGAACTAGTGATTATCTTAAAACATATGACGTAGACGGTGTTGTAGATACTACTTTAAAAGCAAGTAAATGCTTTGCTACTGTTACTGTAGGTGATACTACTTTCATTGTTAATAAAACAGTAACGGTAGAAGAGAATACAAGTAAGACTCACGGGACATCAGATACAGATTACCATAAACTAACTGGATATTACTGGGTTAAGAAGACTTACATCTCATATGGTGGAACTAATTTAACTGATATTGTTACCTACCGTTATAAGATGGGTTCTTACCAGAACACTAATCATAATGATGCAGATGGTGCTGATTCCACATTAGTAGCTACTAACTTAGCTAGTAAAGCTAGTAACTTCACCAGTGATGGTTCTATTGTTAAAGCAACATTTGCTGCTGGTTACGATTTTACTAGTTCCGATTCTTGGGGTAACCAAGCATCACACGGCTGGCAAGGTGTAACTAAGAAACTACAAGACTTACCTAATAAAATGGGAAACTTCTATGGTTTATCTACTCTTGTTAATGTAACAGGAGACGAGAAGAATAAGTTTGAAGGTTTCTGGACATATGTTAAGAACAAAGGTGAATCTTGGGTTGAGACTGTAGCTCCTGGTATTAGTACTGGTTTTAATGACTCAACTATGCCTCACGTGTTAGTTCGTAAAGATATTGGTGACTTTGACTTTGAAACATTCCCTTACTATGAAAGAGATAGAGGAGATGATAACAGTAACCAGCAACCTAGTTTCGTAGGTAAGACTATTGAGGATGTATTCTTCTATCGTAATAGATTAGGATTCATCACAGGTGATAACATTGTTATGTCTGAGACAGGTATCTATGAGAACTTCTTTAGAACAACAGTAACAGACTTACTTCCTACTGACCCTATTGACGTATCTGTAGATACTAATACTGTGGCTAATCTAAAGTATGCTATCCCATTCAATCAGAATCTACTTATATTCGGCACACACGCTCAATACATACTAGGCTCAGATAAACCATTAACACCAGACACAGCTAGTCTAGCGCAGACTACTACCTACCCTATTAACATAAACATTACCCCTAAACCTATTGGACCTAATGTGTACTTCCCTCTTAATAGAGGAGACTTTACACAGATACGAGAGTACTTCAATGTACCAGGCTCAACAGGTAACGAGGCTGCAGATATTACTAGTCATTGTCCTACCTACATAGATAACAATTTAGTTGCTCTAGAGGTTAGTACTAAGTACGACCAGTTATTCTGCTTACCTGCTGAAGGTGATACAGTGTTTGTTTATGACCAAGCTTGGGAAGGAGAAGATAAATCTCAATCTGCTTGGCATAAGTGGGTGTTTGAAGGAGCTACTATCTTTAATATTAAAGTAGTAGACGACTACTTAATGGTTATGTACGATTATGGTACTGATAGAATGCTAGGTAGACTTAGTATTAAATCAGAACCCTTCGACAATGCAGACTTCACTGATGAATTTACAGCAACTACTACTGCTGAGTACTCGAGTGATATCCTATTGAATGAGTGGGGCTTCCAAGTAGGAGGAGCACAAGTAGATGACAAACAAGGTAGATTACAGATACGTAAAATAAAGATACAAGATAGAGACCCTAGTGACCAAGACATAGAAGTAACAGTAGGACAACATACCAAAGTATTTCATAAGCATATACAAGGTGGACCAACTGCTACTATTATGGGTGAGGCGCAGAAGACTAGCGTAGCTATTAAATCTGTAGGAAGCAAAGGCTTCTGTCTAGATAGTATTAATTTAACAGGTAGATTTATAAGTAAATCTAGAACAGTATAGGAACTAATTATGATTTCAGAGAAGAGTCTAGTAACAGTAGAAGGAACGACTATTTATAGTGTTGGCTTCGAGATTATATCGGAGGACCATTGTAATGTACTACTGAACACAGTACTACAATCGTCAGACACATATGACATTATTAACAACGCAGTAGTATTCCACACAGCCCCTACATCTGGTCAGAACTTGATGATTAGGGTTGGTACTACAGAGAGTGATTTAGCAGCATCACCAACTGATATTGGTATTGTTGCCACTTCAATTACTAATGTAAACCAAGTAGCAAACAACATTGCTAATGTACTTGCAGTAGATGCTAACAGCGCTAACGTGACTATCGTATCTACTAATATTGCTGATGTAAACACAGTGGCTACAGACATTGCTAATGTGAATGCAGCAGTAGCTAATAAAGCTAATATTGATGCAGCGGTTGCTAATGCTACCAACATTAATAGTGCTGTAGCTAATGCTAGTAACATTAATAGTGCTGTATCTAACGCAAGTAACATTAATGCCGCTGTAGCCAATGAGACTGATATTGATGCAGCAGTAGCTAATGAAGCTAACATTACAGCAGC